GAGGATCATGCGATACTGCGCCATAGACACGAAGCGGCAGCAGTTGTCGTAACTCATGCCGTCGGAAGATAGCCACATGCCGTCCGTGTATTTCGTGAATACGGCGATAACGGCCTCGGCGTGCGAGGAGTTCCAGAATATCGCGAACTTGTTTTCGACGGGGACGAGCGAGGAATCTTCGTTTTTGAACCACTCCAGGAACTCGTCGAATGAGTAGGTGAGGCCATAGGAGCATAGGCGGATAGCACCGAGGTCGATGTCGTACGCCTTCAGAAACCCCGAAATGTGCGCAGCCGTAGATCGGTCGATCCCGTGCGTCTCCAGCCACGATTTAATCTCGGCCGTCGTTTTTGTCCCGACCTTCTTGTTCCGGCAGAGACGAAGCAGTTTTTTCATAATCATTGTTGTTTTTGTTGAAGATATCGTACCTTTTTTTCAGGTCGTAGTAGTAGTGCCGTACCGTGTATACGGCAATGCCGAACGTCTCGGCCGCCTCCGCGAACGCCTCCTGCCGCTTCCCCGAATGCGTCATGCACCAGATGTCCACATAGCAGCATATCACGGCACACTGCGCCGCCGTCTCGTTCAGAAGCCCCGAATCGAGCAGAAGCCCGACACCTGCTTCATAACGATCTCCGAATACACTCCGAACATAAGCGAGCAGGTAGCATTTGAACGCTTCATTCATAACCTCAGAATTTAAGTTCCTGTTCCGTATAGGGCCTGCCTTGCATCGGCTTCACCCACCCGCGAACCGTATCTATCGCGTCCACTACCTCTTTGCCGTCCTCGACCGACATGATAGCACGAGCCTCATCACTCACGTCCGAAGAGAGAGAAACGTGCATAACCCCGTCCTTCGACTTCACCTCGAACCGGAAAGTAGCCCCTTCGATGGTGATTGATTTATTTACACCCATAATCAAGTTGTTTAAGATTGTTGTGCAAATATAGTAATAATATCTTTACCGTCCAAATCCCAGCCCCACTGAATAACCGAAACCCTGCACAAAACATACCCCCGAAAAACCAAAGACCCCCACCCCCCCCCACACACAA